TCAGCGTCGCTTCGCTCCGACGGTGATCGGCATCACTCGGAATGCTGATCGCCATCAAATCGGAATAGTGATCGCCTTCGTCGGAATGCGCATTCAGGATCAGATTCCGGAGCTTCAAGTAGTCATCCACGGAATCGAATTCGAACTCGCGATCCTGAAAGCGGACTCGCCTCGCCCCCTGCTTACGCGCGGCGTCGAGAGCATCGAGGTCGGTCTGAGTGAACGGCATGTGAATGTATTGGGCTGTCGCACCACGATCAGGCGCCAAGCGTAATCCCGACCGTGAGATGAGAGTCATCTCTCGGAGACGCAGACTTACCAGTCAATGTGGATGTATCCGAGTGACCGATTCAGGAGCTATCGTGAGCTATTTCACGCGACTGATGTTAGCTGGGGTTGAGCCAGATTGGCGGTTTCCTCCGCCCTTTATTCCCGTGATCGTTAAGCCGAATAGCAGTTGCTCCAACTCCGAAGTGGGGATCGACAGTTCTTTGGCGATCTGCGAGCGGTTGACGCCGGAGTCGTACAAGTCCGCCAGCACTTTGGGCAGAATTACCGATCTTTCTTGCGGCGCACTATTTGGCTCACAGTCCCTGCCTCGCTTAGCAATTTCAATACATACGCCCCTGTACTGCCAATCGCTCACTAAGCCCAATCCGTGTAATCGATATGCAAGCGCTGCGACCGATACAGTCCATTGTTGTTTGAGGTTCACTAAGCCAGAGTAGGTAGGAAATCTAGGAGCGGATGCGTAGATGCTAGCCCGAGGCATCAAGAACGCAGAAGCAAAGGCGTTCGCTTGCTTTTCGGCCTCTATTCCCTGAGGCGTTCCGTGCTTGTGGAGAACCAAGTGGCCCAATTCGTGGGCGGCATCAAATCTGCTGTGCTCAGAAGACTTATTGGTGTTCAGAAATACAAATGGCGTCTGTCCCTTCCACATGGAAAACGCATCGACTTCTCTCGCATCGACAGCCAGAGAAAACACTCGCACCCCCTTCGCCTCAAGGAGATGAATCATGTTCCTGATTGAGAGAACCCCTAGCGCCCACTCGCGCCGTACGGACTCTGCCGCGGCCTCGGGATCAGGTTCGCGGCCAATGTCGGGAATGGCGGATTTCGGCAATCCGAACCGCTTGTCTAGCCAGGCGCTGAAATAGAGTCCGAGCGCCGCTTGACTCAAGGCCATATCGCGTTGCGGCGCGCTCATCTTCGACATGGATCTAAAACTCCCGCTGTCTAAGCTGGGCTCATCTAAGTCTTCACCAAAGAAGAACTCTGGAGGAAATCCGGTAGCTGTAGAAATCTTAGCCATCCCATCCTCCTTGACAGGAGCATGTTTTCCGGACTCATATGCAGTTACTGATTTGCGATCAACGCCGATTCTGGCGGCGAACTCGCTTATAGTTAAGCCTCGCCGTTTACGGGCAAGCCGAATTCGGCTCGGCGTTGGGACACTAGCATTGTTGTCGCTATCACAACTTGTTGATTTCAACGGTGATCTCGGGACTTTGATTAGCATCGTCGCTTTCAAACTGTGGGTTTTCATCAAGCGGGAATGCAGTCAAGATAATTCTCTCTGCCCATTTGCTGACATGGCCGTCTTCCGTCATATCAATCGGGCGAGACAGCTCGGAGCGCAACTCCCTGGAAGCAGTGTCCCGATACGTCAAAAGCAGCCAAGTAGACCTGCCAGCGGTCTTGATCGACGCGATGACCGCACCAGGGTCCATAAAGGCGAATTGTTCCTGCCTCTGGTTGACTCGGACCGCCTGTGCAGTTTTTGGGCCTTTTGCCGACCTGGTCGATGGATACCCATCTTTTCGCCCAGTGTCCGCGTCCCCTGATGTAAAGGCGATAGCAATCGTCTCAGCCGCATTAACAACCAATGGGAGGTTCGTTTCGTTTTTACGCATCCACCCGCGAGCAAATAGCCCCTCGCGAAGCGCACGGGTGCCTTCCGCCCACGCAACCGTGCCGGGATACGTAGGAGGATGATTCAATGTGCATGACGCCCAGCCAGCAAGTCCCTGCAATGCCGCCGTAGTGAGCACTTCCATATCCAGTCCAAGTGCCGCAAGCCTTTGATCTACTTCCGACTGGTCGAAGTAGAGAAGTAACGGTGAACCCATAGTCTCCTTCAGGCATGATCGCCTAACTACCCAAAAGAGTACCACAAATGAGGTAGAAAAATGGGAAGTTGATGATTTCCTCCACCGGAAATCAAACCTCCATCCTGAAACGCACGCGGTTACGCGCGGTCTGCCTGCCATCCGCGCTCTGCGTTTGCTGCTGCTGTGCTTGTTTCACTTCCTGCACCCGAGGCGCGCCCACTCGGTGCTCAAGGTCGCCCCAGTGCTTCTCCTGGAAACGGTCGATGCCGACCCGTCCAGCGGCCGCGCGCGCATACACGCGGCAATCGAGCGCCTCGTTGCGCTCGCGCATCTTCTGCCACTCGTGCCGGCGATAGCCCTTGACGATCTTCGTCACCAACTGTTCGGCGGTGATCTGCTTGAAGTACTCCTCGCTATAGCGCGGGAGGTGACAATATCCCGGAGGAAAGGGAATCCCCTTCGCGAGATCCTCATCGGTGGGTCGGTCGAGCCGAAGCCAACGGTACAGTTCCTCTTTGGCCATGCCGGAATTCACCGGCCAAACCCGGACGCCGCGCTTCAGCTTCGCGCCCGCCGGGCCCACCTCCACCGGAGACGCCGACCCAATGAGAGCGGGCGTCCGCGAATCGCCTTTGATCACCAGCACGCGCCCGCCCTGCCGCCGCGCCCACTGGTACACCTCGATGGTGGCGAAGCCCGAATCCACGGCGAGTTGCAGGATGGGCAACTCCAGCCCGGACGCGGTCGGGAACGCCTCACTCAACAGCGCGGTTAGCTTCTCCCAAACCTGCGGTCGCGACGTGTCCCCTTCGAGCACCCGGTAATCGACCGACCATGACTCCTTGCCCCGGCCCCACGCGGTAATCTCGACCTCGATTCGGTCCTTCTGGACATCCGCGCCAGCCGTGAGGAACAGCCCGCCAGGCGGTACGGTGCCGATCTTGTACGACTCGCGCCGGTCATAAAGCTTCTGCCACTCCGGCGCTTCGCCGAGCAGCGTCCACGTCTCGCCCAGCACGGTGTTGACGAAGACCTGAAGCAGCGCTGGGTTCTTCTGCGCCTGCTCGAACTGCTTGGCGGCCTCGCCCCATGAGAACCAACCGACCGGACTGTACAGGCTGGAGATATGGAAGCCCGCCGTCCTACCGTCGCCTTTCGCGCCGGCCCGCCACTCGCCGCGCGCCAGCATTGAGTGCTTCTGGTGGTTGCGAATCTCCTGGCCGCAGTGCTCGCAGACGTAAACCGCACTCTGCGGATCGCCCTTTGGCCACCGCAGTTGCGCGAACTTCAGGATCCGGAACTCGCGGCACGTCGGACACGGCACCCAGTACTTCCGCTGGTCGCTCTCCTCATACGCCGACTCGATCCGGCTCATGCCGGTGATCTTTGGTGTCGATACCAGAAACACTTTGCGACGAGCGAATGTGCGTGTGCGCGCCATCGCCAGCGTGATCGGGTCGCCCTCGCCCTCCACATCGCCGGGATAGGCGTCCACTTCGTCCAAGAACAGATACCGCGCGGCCATCGAGCGCAGGCCGACCGCGCTGTTCGCGCCGGTCATCACCAGCACGCCACCCGGAAAGTCCTTCGACAGGACCGTGTTGCCGGAATCGCGCGACCGCGGATCGCGCACGAGCTTCCGCAGGACCTCCGACTCTTCGATCAGCGGATCGATGCGCTGCTTCGAGTTGCGCTTGGCCATCTCGACGGTCGGTTGCACCGACATCATCGGCCCCGGCGCCTGGTGGATGATGTAGCCCATCCAGTTGTTGCCGCACTCCGTGCCGCCGATCTGCGCGCCCTTCATGAACACCGTACGCTCGATGAGCGACATGGGCGAAAGGCAATCCATGATCTCGCGCAGATAGGGCGTGCGCTCCGTGCGCCAGCGCCCGTGCTCTGCGGACGCGCGTTGCGAGAGCCAGCGATAGCGGTCGGCCCACTGAGAAATCGTAAGCAACGGGTCCGGCCGCGCGCCAGCCGCCGCGGCTGCACCGTAGATCTCTTCAGCCGTTAGATTCGTCGGCAAAATCATTCAGGGCCTTCCGGATCTCATTCGTGAGGAGCGCATGCACGGTGGCTTCTACGGTCTCGGCGGCAAGCATCGCCGCCAGGCGGTCGGGGAGGTTGATCATCGCGTCGCGGAACTGCCGGAACTTATTGAAGGCGGCGACCTGGACCTCTTCGCCCGAGACGAGCTTCGCGATCCGTTCCTCGTAATCGATCTTGGCGAGGCGCGCCTGGTAGTGTTCGCGCACCGCCCGCGCCTTCGTGTACTGCGACGCGCCAAAAACCTCCGCGTCATCTTCTGGTTGCTGGCCGCGCCGGTCCACTGGTGGCGCTTGGGTTTGGGTGTTGCGCGCCCACTCCGCGTCTGCAATCTCGGAATCGATCTGGCCGTTGGGCAAGGTGTGGATGCGACCAGACGCGATTGCCTTCTGGACGGTGCTCGCCGAGACTCCGCGCTGTCGGGAGTACGCCCGCTGGCTCATTACTGCCATGTTTTTATTCCCGAAATAAGCCCTTGCCTTCCGGGGCCACCGGAGTGATGAATCGTCATGCGCGGATCAACCGCCAAAAGGATAAACACCACCATGAAGAACGCAGAAGCTACCAACACCACCGAAACCGCCGCCGTTGCGGAACAGGGCGCGCAAGTCGCGCCGGAGAAGGCCGGCTCGAAGAAGGCTGCCAGCCAGAAGAAGAACGCGCCCAAGGCCAGCAAGGGCGCGAAGAAAGCCGCCAAGCAAGCCAAGGCCGCGCCGAAGAAGCAGGCCAAGGCGAAGGTCGCCAGCAAGAAGGCTGCCAAAGTGAAGGAGGCCAAAGTGCCGCGCGAGTTCTCGAAAAAGAACATCATCCTGGACCTCCTGCGCCGCCCCAAGGGCGCGACGATGGCCGAGATCGCCAAGGCCACCGACTGGCAGAACCACTCGATCCGGGGCTTCATCAGCGGAAACCTCACCAAGAAGATGGGCCTCACGGTCGAGTCCACGAAGAACGAAGCCGGCGAGCGGACATATCGCGTTGCCAAGTAGGCACGCTTGCCTCCCAATCAGCCGCCTGGAAACGGGCGGCTTTTTTGCGGCACTGCGCGATTATTGCCTTGCCTTCCGGGTGCGCCGGAGTGATGAATCGTCATGCAAGGAGACGAACCAGATGGCACGAACCAAGAAGCAGACCACGAGTTACAACGGATTTGCGTTCCCGCTGCAGCCCGACACCGAACTGGGCCTGGCGATGCTGATCGCCGAGGACGAGGAAGGGCACCACGAGCCGGTCGCGGTCGCCAGCACGATCAACGAAGCGAAGGAGATCGCCGAAAGCGACCTGCGCAGCCGGATGCGCCGCATCGAGCGCGGAGAAGATCCGGGGATCTGCCCGTACACGTACAAGGTCTGGGCTCGCGGAATCGACGGCGACTACCGCATCGCTTACGAGATCACGGACCTCCTGAAGTAGGACCCTCCCCGCAGTTCCACAGAGCTTGCCAATCGCCGCCTCGCCTGAGGCGGCGTTGCTCGTCTTTAATGATCCGCAACTCCGCCGACCAGTCCGAGAGAGCCAGGCACAGCCCTTGAAGGTCGGGATTCCCGGCGCGGATCTCCGCTTCGATTGCCGCAATCTCCTTGTGGCACTGTTCGATTCAAACCGCATTCTTTAATCGCTCCGGTGCAACATCATCGAAAGTTCCGCCGCCATCAAGAACAGCCTTGCCGCCCGTGTAATCCTGCCACCGGCGCACGATCACGTCGCAGTACTTCGGGTCCAGTTCGACGACGCGCGCCTGGCGGTTTGCGCGCTCGCACGCGATCAGCGTCGTCCCCGATCCGCCGAACGGATCGAGGATCGTGTCGCGGGTCTTGCTGCTGTTGCGGAGCGCACGCTCGACGAGTTCCACCGGCTTCATCGTGGGGTGATCCAGGTTCGCCATGGGCCGCTTGATGAACCACACGTCGCCCTGGTTCCGGTCGCCGCACCAGAAGTGCTGCGTCCCGTCGCGCCAGCCATACAGGATCGGCTCGTACATCCGCTGGTAGTCCGACCGGCCCAAAGTGAAATGGTGCTTGGCCCAGATCACGAACGTGGACCAGTGGCCGCCGGCATCGGTGAACGCTCGGAAGAGCGTGTGCAGCTCCGACGAGGACATGCACATGTAGATGGCGCCCTTCGTCATCGCGAGCATGTTGGCCGAGGCGTCCCGCAGGAACTCATAGAACTTGCCGCCGAGAGCATCGTTGTCGATGGTGAGCTTTTTCGCCGTCTTGCCTTCATACGCGACGTTGTACGGCGGATCGGTGAACGTCATGTCGGCCAGCCCGCCAGCCAGGACCTTTTCGATGTCGGCCATCTGCGTGGCGTCGCCACAGAGCAACCGGTGCTGGTCGAGAACCCATACGTCGCCGCGCACCGTGACGATGGCCTCCTGCTCAGCCGGAACCGCGTCCGGATCGGTCAGCCCGTCCTGCGTAGTCTCCGGTTCACGGAGCAACTCCTCGACTTCCTCGTCCGTGAAGCCGACCAGATCGAGATTGAATGCGTCCTCCTTCAGCGATTCGAGTTCGACGCGAAGCATTTCCTCGTCCCATCCCGCGCTCATGGCCAGGCGGTTGTCCGCGAGAATGAGCGCGCGCCTCTGCGTTTCCGAGAGGTGATCCAGCACGATGACCGGCACCTCTTCCATGCGAAGGCGTCGAGCAGCCGCCAGGCGCGCGTGCCCGGCGATTACGACGCAGTCGGCACCCACAAGGATCGGATTCGTCCACCCGAATTCGATGATGCTGGCGGCAACCTGAGCCACCTGTTCGTCCGTGTGCGTCCGGGCGTTCCGGGCGTACGGGATCAGCTTGTCGATGGGCCAAATCTGTACGGCGAGGTCGCGGAAGCGCGGAGACGCTGCACCCATGCCGGCGACTGCCCGATTCGTAGTGCGCGATTTCGCCGTCATGCCTGGGCTTTCCTCTTCGGTCCGTAGTGCGGATTGGGTCCGTGGTGCTGGATGCGCCGCGCATCGCTTTGCTTCGGATTCAGGGCTTCGTCTGCCGGGACGCCGCGAGACTTCGCGACGGCGGCGAACGTCTCGCCAGTGGCCGCGAGGTTCGGAGTATCGCCGGTTAGGTTCATCACTCGGCGAACAATCACATCGCAATAGGCCGGGCTGATCTCGCAGCCGTAACCGGTCCTGTCGAGCAACGCCGCCGCGGCCATCGTCGTTCCGCTCCCCATGAACGGATCGAAGATCACGTCGCCGGCATCGGAGTATGCCAGCAAGAAGAACTCCACCAGCGCGCGCGGGAACGGAGCGGAGTGCGAGCCCTGACTCGACTCGCTCTTGACCTCGATCACGTTGCTCGGACGCGCCAGTCCGGTGTGCCGGCCATCCGAATCGTCGGACAGACTGTTCCTGCTGCGCTGCCACGCACTCTGGTTCTTGCCCCCGTCCGCGGCCGCGCCCCGCGCGCCGGTCCCCAGGAGGCCGCTCCCGGAGTTTGATTTCGGATTGTTCGGGGAGTAGTCGAAGCAGTCCTCCGACTCGTGGCTCACGGCCTGCGGCCGAAACTTAATCTGCTGCTGGCGGCAGAAGTGAAACACCGGTTCCCAAGCGTTCTTGAATC